AGTTTGATTTTCAATTTAAAGGGCTAGGCGGGCTTAGATCTTCTTGTAAAGAGTGTAGAAGTGCGGAATACAAAGAAACTAGAATTTTAAAAAGAAAACAATTCCCAATTCCTCAAGAAAATAAAAAATTTTGTACTTGTTGTGAAAGGGAATTACCCTTGCATGAATTTAGTAAATGTTCGAGCAAGAATAGTGGCTACATGTCTGCATGCAAGAAGTGTAGAGCAGATTACTATTTTAGAGATAGAGAAAATATTCTAATTCGTAGCAATGAATATTATAGTGAGAATAAAACGGCATGCATTCAGAGAGGGAAGGAATATACTCGCCACAGGAGGGCCAATGACTCAGAATATAGGCTTAGATTGGCAATATCCTCGGCTTTTAATTGTCGTCTTAAATATGAGGGAATTAAAAAAGTTGACACCGCTTTTTCTTATACGGGTATAAAAATTTCAGAATATGTTGCTCATTTAAAGCAGGACCCCTATTGGGTGGATTATAAAGACAAAGCGCAGGAATTACACATCGATCATATCATCCCTTGTGCTTTCTTCGATTTTACTGACCCCGAAGAAATAAAAAAATGCTGGAACCCGCGCAATCTCCGCCTACTCCCTGCTAAAGAGAATCTTTCTAAGAGTAAAAAGTTTATTCCCGAACTCGTAACACTTTACGGAATTGAAGATCTTCTTCCTGCCAAACTGTCAAGTATTTAATAAAATTCTAAATAACTAAAAAAAGTTGTTGACATAGTTTTAATAATATAGTTGAATCTATATGTTTTTGAACCTTGCTTGACTTTTTTATTCGTTTTGGGTGAACGATAAACACCTTCTCGGCGAAGGTCTCCGATATGACCTAACTTTTTTAACGCGGAGACATTATTGACTGGAGCATTCGATAGCATTTTTAAAAATAGACACCCGGAACTTAAAAAGAAAGCCGATAATTGGAACTTAATCTATAACAGTTACATTGGCGGCGTCGCTTTTAAAGAAGCTGGTTATCTGATTCAATATCCCAAAGAAAGCAATCATTCATTTAAAATAAGAAAGACCAGAGCAGTATATTTTAACCAGGTAAGCCCAATCGTAGATATGTTATCGGGCTTGCTCTTCATGAATAAACCCACTAGAGTTACCCCCAAAGAACAAAATTACCTTTTAACTGATATATCTGGCGACAAACACATAGATGAATTTATGCGTATAGTTGCCGCGCACACCTTTCTTTTTACATGTGCTATTTTGGTGGACGCTCCTAATTATGATATCGCCACGGCCCCCACAGAGAAAGATAGGAAAGAACAGAATCTTCATCCTTACGCGACTTTATACCTTCCGTTCAGGATCAGAGATTTTAATATAAATCCAAGTGACGGCGAATTAGATTGGATTGTTCTCGATAATTCATATTATGACCATTCAGATCCATTTAAAAATGGTGAGACCGTCACAAGATATACGCTGTGGACAAGAACCGGGCACCAGGATTTCGAACGCAGAGGTCTTGACGGAATAATTACTTCCGTTACAGATAAAGAGATTCCGCACAATATCGGATATGTTCCAGTAAGACTTGCGAGTTGGCGAGATGACAACAATGATTTCGTCAGTGAAACCATATGTGAAGATATGGCTATGGTCTCAAAATTAATATATAACAATCTCAGTTATATGGATGAAATGCTTGCCGCGGGTACATTTAAGATGCTCGCATATCCTTCTAAGGATGGCGGGATTCCCGACGAACTGAAAGCAGGTGGCGTAGGAAACCTTGGGATAATCCCTTATAATATAGAAAGTTCAAACCCCCCGTCTTTTATTGGTGCAAGTCTAGGAGATATAGACCCTTTTATCAAAGCCATTACTTTTTATATGACTGAAATATTAAAAAAGGTCGGACTTAGTACAGATGAACAAAAAGAGTTCGTTAAATCCGGTGCGGCGAAAAAGATAGATTTCCAGAAAATGAGGGCGCTGCTCATATCGGGTGCGTTGATGATGAGCAAACTCGAAGAGTGGATATTTAAGACAGCAGCACTCTGGGAAGGCAGACCCATAACTTCCGACTTGAAAGTAGAATATACGTCAGCTTTTAGTGATGAAGACTTGGAAACTGAAGTAACTATGCTGACTTCACTCCTGGTGCTCCCGATAAAATCTTTGCAGAAAAACGCAACAAAGCTCATAGTTAAAAAGGTCATGGGTAATTATTTAGAACCTGATGTCCTCGAAGAAATAAATAAAGACATCGATGCCAACCTCAATATGGGAACGATGGAAAGCAAGAGCAGTTCAAAAATAGACTTAAAAGCAGAAGCAAAACGTATCAAAGACGCTGGCGGGAGCAGCGATACCAACCCCGAACAAAATACAGACAAAACAAAGCAAGGAGTTACAAAATGATTAAGGATTTTCTAAAATACCCTATGGGGTTTAACAGTTTTGATTTACAGTTGTTCGCAGAAGGCGATAAAGGGGGCGGAGCTGGCGGCGAATCCGGTGATAATATCCCGGCGTTCAGTGGAAAGTTTGTCGAAAAAACAGATCCGGTAAGCGGGTCAAAAGTAATGATTCCAATAGAGTTGGATGTTTTTTTTGGACATACTATTTCTAAGACCAGAGATTCTGTCAAAACAGAATATGAGGGCAAATTTAAACCAATGATCGAAGCCCTCGAAAAAGAAGCAGGCGAAGGCTCACAGGCCAAGGCCGAACTTGAAAAATTAAGGCTCGAGAGCATGAGCGCAGATGAAAGAGCCGCAGAAGCAATTCGTAAAAATAAGCAGGAGCTCGATGCCAAGTACAAAACAAAAGAAGAAGAAGCTACGGCATGGAAGCTGAGATTTGAAAAATCTACGATTAAAAACGACATAATGTCTAGCTTTGGTGATGCCAAACTATGCAATGCCAGCCAGACCGCAATTCTTTTTGAACACGAAGGCCAAGCCAGAATATGTGAAATTCTTGATGAAGATGGCAAACCCACTGGAATGTTTGAGACTAGAGTTACTCTAATGCTCGAAACAAAAGAAGGGCGTCCAGAAAAAATGGAAGGGACAGCACAAGAATTATTTAAGAAGTGGATTCAACTTGAGCGAAATTCCCATCATGTCATGAATACAATGCCCGCAGGCAGTGGTTCGAGACCCGGTGGTGGAAATATTTCGGGGAGCAGAATGTCACAGGAAGATATTATGAAAATGAATCCTGCGGCAAGAATACAATTAAGTCGAGAGCAAGGGAAAAAATAAATAATGATGAAGAAAATCTCAGGAGGATTTTAAATGGCATTAACACTTGTAGAAGCCAGTAAACTTTACGCTGGTGATCCGCTGCGTTCAGCAATTATAGAACTGTATGCGCGGAATTCAGATATCCTTAGAGTGTTACCTTTCGAAGAAATAAATGGTAACGCCTACAGGTATAACAGAGAACAGACACTTCCGGGCATAGGATTCAGGGGCGTAAATGAAGCCTATACAGAATCAACTGGTATTCTGAACCCGATTACAGAACCTCTTGTAATCGCTGGCGGAGATCTCGACGTTGATAAGTTTCTTACCGATACAATGGGCGAGAATCAGAGAAGTGTTCAGGAAGCAATGAAAGTAAAAGCTCTTGCTCTAAAATGGACAGAAACATTTATAAAAGGCGATCAGGCATCTGAGCCCAGGGAATTTGACGGTCTTCAGGTAAGATGTACAGGTAATCAGTCAATCAGTGCCGGCGCAACTGCTGGTGGTGCCGCTCTTAGCTTGGCAATGCTCGATAAACTTATTGACGCTGTTGACGATCCAATGTTTCTTATTATGAATAAAACAATGAGACGAAGACTCAGCGCTGCGGCCAGACTTACTTCTGTTGGTGGTTATATTACATACGCGCTGAGTGAATTCGGTAAAAGGGTAATGTCTTACAATGACCTGCCTATACTTATTGCTGATGAAGACAACGAAGGAAATCAGATACTTCCGTTTACAGAGACACCTACTGGCGGAACCGCTACTGCTACATCCATTTATTGTGTAAGTCTTGGCGATGGTAAACTCATGGGTCTTCAGAACGGCGGAATTGATGTAAGAGATATCGGGGAACTTGAAACCAAGCCTTGTTTCAGAACAAGGGTTGAATGGTACACAGGTATTGCCTGCTTCCACGGAAAATCTGCTGCAAGGCTTCATAGCATCGGTGATCTCGCGGTTGTGGCATAAGGAGGCTATAAAATGGCTGGAATAACAAAAACATACGATCATGCTCTTTTACTCCATGACGGAGCAGTAGTAAATGCTTCTGTTGAGGGTAATGTTGCTGGAGTAGCAAGAATATTAGATATTGGACTTGGCCATGTTTATGGAGACATTATAGTAGATGTTTCCGCAATGGATGTAGATGCCAACGATGAAATGATTACAATTGGAGTGCAGATAAGCGACAGCGCAACATTTGCTAGCGGTTATTGGGAAGTAGCTTCGCTTTCGATTGGCGACGAAGCGATCATTAACGGTGATACTGCCATGACTACAGGAAGATATGTTATCCCTTTTAATAACATGATTTCTGACGGTACAACAAAAAGGTACTTGAGACTTTATTTCACTGAAGTTGGAACAGTTACAACTTTTGACTGTGTTGCGTATCTGACTTCAAGGTCATAAGGAGGGGATATGGGAAAAACCACTACTTCTTATGATGTAGATTTGGTATTAAAAGATGCTGGTTTGGTCGCTGCTTCGGCAGCCGCAACAGTTTCTTCTGTAGCTAAGATAATTGATCTTGGCTCCGGAAATGTTGAGTGTGACGCGATTATAGATGTAACTGCTTGTGAAGTCGCAAGTGAAGATGAAAGTTACCGTATTGCAGTTCAGCTCAGCAATAGCGCAACATTTGCAGATGATGTTTATGAAGTCGAGAACATTCAACTTGGTGCCTGCGAATCTGATTTTATTAAATATGTGAATAGAATTACCGGATATACTCTTACACTTGATACTGCCGTGGCCGGTCTCGCTACTCCTACTGCGGGGTATCAAACAATATCAAATGCGACTGGTCTTCTTGGGACAATAACCGGAGCTACTGTTCCGGCACTTCCAAGTCGAACATATAATATTGATATTAGTATCGATGGTTCTAATCACGCTCTTGCTGTAGCACTGCTTGTAACGGATTCGTGGACCCAAATTGCTGCCAAACTTCAGACCGCATTAAGAACTGCGACCTCTAGCACAGAAACAGTCGCAATTTCTGGAGGAAAAATACTCGTTACATCTGCGACTACAGGGATTTCTTCTCTTGTTGCTATTACTGCGGGTTCGACAAAAGTGGCTACAACTATTTTCGGTGACACAGACATGACTACCGGCAGATACGTTATCAATTTTAAAAATGTAATTGCTGAAGGCGTAATAAAAAGATATATGAGGCTTTATACTCATGTTGCAGGAACTATTGCGACAGGGATAAATTATAAGGCTTATTTATCAAGAAATAATTAAAGATTGAAGATCTTCTCTCTCGCGAGAGAGAGAACTTCTTGAACATTTAAAATAAATAGGAGTATATGCAAAATGGCAAAACATATGAGATATGACAAAGACGGAAACGAAGTTTATTTTACCCATGCTGTAGATGCTAGAGAAGGCGTGCAGATGGGATTTTTTTTCGAGACTCCTCCGGAGAAAGAAATTGAAAAGAAAGTAGAGAAAGAAGTTGAGATCAAGACTTCTAAAAAGAAAGTAGAGAAAGAAACCCTTGAAGATTCGATAATAATAGATGATATAAAAATCGAAAACATAAATTTAGACGACGAGAACTAAAAAATGCAGGGGTTTGCAATGTTCAACTTTATAATCGATTACTGGTTTCAAATCACCGCATTTTTATTCGCGTATGGAGCGATACTCAAATTGTGGTGGAACATTTCCGATATAAAAAAAGATCGCACAAAATGCGAGAAGACTTGCCAGGAAAGGATTTCTAGCTTACAAATTGAGTACAACAACGAC